CGTACTAATAGAAGAAACTTTTTTATTTTGCTCGGTAGAATCAGCAACTGCATCGTTGTTTTCTCCGTTTCCGCCAAATGTGGCAATCAACAGGATTATAACTATAACCACCGCAACAAACCACTTTGTTGCCCCACCCTGCTTTTTTTTGCAATTAGGGCAAATTTTTGCTTTAGCTGGAATCTCCGTCTGACAGTATTTGCATAATTTTGTTTCACTTTTTTCATTCATAGCTTTTCCTCCCACCACTTGTAATAAAATAATTCTAGCACAAGTGGCGGTATTTGTCATTAAAATATTGGAACTGGATTTCTCTGTGTTCTTCTTGCTTCACTCTTCCATTGCTTAACTGTACTGTCATATATTACCTTGCCGTCTAATTCAACTTTAATTCCGCTGTTTTCACTTGTATTCTGTGCGATTTGTGACAGATATGGTGTCAATGCTTCTGATACTGCGCTTTTTACTCCTGCTTTAATTCCTTCTACGATTTGGCTGTTATTCGCAACCGCTGTATTTCCATTGCTAAACTGCCCGACCATTTCTCCGTGATTTGCAAAAAATAAACCATCTTCCGGGAAGCCTCCGGTTGCAAATGTTGGTATTTTCCCGAGATTTATACTTCCGGCTCCAACAATCTGCTTTCCAGCAATGTTTACCGCATCCCACGAAAAAGAAAGCTTTGAGTTCATCCAGTTTGCAAATCCGTTCCATATGTGCTTTACAGCGGCTATAGCATTATTCCATGCATTTTTTAATCCATCTGAAATACCACTAAATGTCCACTTGTCTGTTGTAAACTTTGGAGCAACATCTTGATTCCACCACTTATAGAATCCGGTGTTTTCCCACCATCCAGTAAATTCCTCCCACTTTTTAGATAGACCTTTTCTTATGCTTTCTCCAAGATTTTTCCATGTATCTTCTGTAAACCATGGAGAAACTTTCTCGTTCCACCAATCTGAAAATCCTGTTCCAGACCACCATTCTGAAAATTCATTCCATTTAGTAGAAAGTGCATTTTTTGCATTCTCACCAAATGTCTGCCAATTTTCCTCTGTAAAATAGGATGAAACATTAGTCCACCACTCGTAGAATCCGGTGTTTGTCCACCAATCTGTGAACTCGCCCCATTTTGTGGAAATACCATCTTTGATGTTATTTCCTAACTCTTGCCATCTTTCTTTTGTGAACCACGGTGATATGTCATTCCACCAATTCGATATATCATTCTCTAAATCAGAAAAAATCCTACTTACATTTTCCTTAAACGATTCGATGTGCCCTCTAAATTCGTCTATGTTTTCTATCAGAGTTTCCTTCCTTTTTTCAAACCAATCCGATATATAGTTTGAAATTTCGCTCCACTTGGATGCATCTGTTTGAGGAATAATCTCAAATGTCATAGATGCTCCACCGTGTTTTGAATCAAAACTAACGTTTCCTCCTCCGTGCTCTCTAAACAAACTATTGAACCATTTTTGTATATCCTCTAAACCTGTTTCATATTCTCCGGTGACATTTCCATCTATATCTTGTATTTTACCGCCGCCAACATATGCATATTTGCTTATCTGTTCCCATGCATCATTTCTATCTACGCCAATCAAATCGGAAAACTTTTTCACAAGTAATTCATCAATATCGTCGATAAACATTACCGAAGCAGCTGATATTGTAAGCATTGCAGTTATTGGCAATACCATTTCTGCTCCTAATCCTGCCAGAGCTTCTATTTGCGTCCCAGCTATCTTTGACAAAAAGGCGCCTTTTACCCACTTTGTAATTGCTTCACCAGCAAGCACAACTCCATTGTGCAAAAACTTTGGAGATCCAAGAAGTGTTAATGCAACAACAGTGTCAAAATCTAATTCCTTTAAAAAGTCTCCTATCCCACTGATTACAGTTTCCCAATCAATTTCTTCTAATGCTGTTTTTATGCTTTCTTCTATCCCATCAACCCACGTATTCAATGTCTGTGCTAATGAGCGGAAATCAAATGTACTAAAAAAATTATTGATACCAGATGCAATTGACTCTCCAAAGTTATGCCAGTCAAATTCTTCTCCAAATGACAAGGCTGCATAAATTGCTGTGTTAAGCGCACTTGCAATCGTCATGCCGACATCTCCGAACAATCTTGGTGTAATAAGCCCATTAAGGAAATCTGCAAGCCCTTTTCCAAAATTTCTAGCCTTGGAATAAATTCTATCCCAGTCAATAGATTCCATGGCATCTGATAGCGCATCGCTGATATATGCCCCAAGTTCCCGCAAACTTCTGATCTGACTTTCATAGTCTTTGAAAATGGTATCTACCTGTACCAGCCCACCGGACGCACCACCGCCGGATGCACCACCACCGCCGGAACCACCAGAACCAGATCCGCTTGAATTATCCGGAGTTGTAATCAGATTCAGTTCGTCAAAGGCTCTTAAGCCCTTATTCATCTTTTCAACGTTCTTCGCTGCCTGTCCAGTGCTGTCTGCTATATCAGCCGCGCTCCCTGCTGCATCAGACCAATCATCTGCCAAACCACCGGCAGAAATCTCAAATTTCCATCCGAAGATTGATCCTAACGCATTGGTTACTGTCGTTGCAAAAGCAATAACTTTCTGCATGACTGCATTAAGAGTTCTTACAAACGGTTTAAAAGCGTTAATAAGTGCGCCACCGATAATAGCCGCAAGCTGTTCAAATGACTGCTTAAGTATTCTTATCTGGTTTGCCCATGTGTCTGATGTTCTCGCAAAGTCTCCTTGCGCCGCGGCTGTATTAGCCATAACATACTGATACCGGAGCATGGTCTTTTCTGCCTGCGTCATAGACGAAATGTCGGCATCCAGTCCCTGTTTCATAGCCCACTCTTTAAGAGTAGCCTGTGTGAGGTCAAGCCCGTATTTTCTTAAAGGCTCTGTCTCCCCGGTAAATACTGCCTGCAGGTTCCTTGCAACATCAGACTGTTCCATATCGTAGAAAGAAGCCATATCCGCAGTCAGCTTTGTAAGCTGTAGCGACATGTCAGCCATCTTTCCTTGTGAAAATCCCATGGCTGTACCCATAGCTTGGAATCGGCTTGCCACCTGTTTAGCGGTCAACTCTGACATGCCAAAATCCTGTATGGATGTTTTTGAAAAGTCCTGTATCAGCTTCTCATAATTGCCGAACGTGGTACGTACAACGTTCTCAACCTCTGTCAAAGAAGATGATATGTCGATAGCATCCTTGATCTTTGAAAAAGCACGAAACAACAGCCAGTATGATGCGTACAGCTTTCCCAACGCTGCAGCAAGGCTAAAGCTGCTACTCTTCGCCTTGTTCGCAGATCCACTAAAAATGTTCAAACTTTTTCCGAGTGATGTTGCTGCTCTACCTGATGATGCGCCTGTTTTTGCCAAATTTGCAAGCGCTTCTGTCATACGGATGATGTTTGCGCTTACGTTAGGCGCTTTTGAAAGAGTCTCAAACAGGTATTTAAGGTTATCTGCAAGCAAAGGTATGTTGTTTACTGCCCTGCCGCTCGCAACGCTTCCTAACCTTGATATAGACGTCACAAGGCTACTCATGTTTGTCATATCAAATTTCAGTTCGCCGATTTTATTCATCTGGCGCACAAAGTTCTGCAACTGCGCTGATATTTGCGGCAAATTGGCTGTCGCCTGTGTAGAATTCGCCAATCCAAGTTTACTAATGCTTTTAATCAGATTAGACAAACCTGTTGTATCAAAGTTAAGCGCCCCTACGCTGTTCATTCCTTTGACAAAATAAGCAAGGTCATCCTTAATTTTAACTAGATTGCTTGTTCCTACAGTAGCCAAAGTTCCGCCCATTTTAGACAGAGCAGCCGCCGTATTTAAAATGCCGCTGGTATCAATCGTTTTCGTATCTTTCATTCCTGCAGCAAGATTTTTCATTGCCGCAGATATACCATAGAAAGATGATGTGTCTACATTTGAGAATTTGTTTAATGCGGTGGCAAGTGATGTAATCTCTTTTGATTTTGCACCCTTAAACCCTGTTGCCGCGTCAGACATGCTTCTAATTCCAGATGCTATGTTTGAAAGTTTACTGGTATCAAATGATAGACTTTTTCCAAGACTATCCAAACTTGATGCAAGTTTATCAATGGAATCACTCGCTTTTGCAGAATCAGCCTTAATTTTTATCTGTAATTCATCAATATCTGCCATGACAGCACCAACTTTCTACGCATAATAAAAAGACGGTAGGCTGTGACACCTTACCGTCCTTGATTTTTTACTGAATCAAAATTTTCTGCCCTACATAAATTTTGTTTGGGTTCTTGATCCCGTTATCTTTCTGCAATTTTGCAACCGTTACATTGTTTTCTTTTGCGATCTTTGAAAGTGTATCGCCGCGTCGTACTGTATACGTTGTCTTTTTATCTGTAGACTGCACAGAAGCATCCGTTGATCGAATATCTCCATCGTTGCACCAACCTACTGCAACTCCATTTTTTGAAAAGCAATATGGATTATGCGTACCCGCCTTGATTCGTGTAATCGTTCCGGAAGCATACTTGATGATCGCATCTCCAATACCAGCCGTGGAAGATTTGTAGTAAGAAGAAACCGTGATTTCCTCTCCAACCTTATGAAGTGTATTTTCTGGCTCCGGCATGACATTTACCGTGTCTACCGCTACATACAGTTCATTCAGATCGACGCATCCGGAAACACCGGCTACAAATCCCTTTGAACTGTATTGCCATCCGTAAAGTTCATGAAGAATATCAGGCTTCTTATCTTCCGGTGCGTCCGCCGTAATCATCATAGGCGTACTGGACGGGTATCTTGCAACCCAAAACGGGCAATCAATATGCTCAAGATATGGCTTGATATAGCTGTTGTAAAAAGACAGACCCGTGTATACACCAAATTTGCACCCTGCGGCTTCAATGATCTTCTGATATTCATTGATAATAGAGACAATCTTATCGCCAATATTCTGCTGGCACTTATCCTCTACATCCAGCCACACCATCACATTTCTTCCGGCAAGAACTTCGATCACTCTTTGCGCATCGATCTGTGCCTTTTCTGCGTTGGTTGCGTAGCTGTAATTATATACGCCCTGCACTGGAACGCCAGCTTCTGTTGCTCCTGTCCAGTTTGCTTCAAAATACTTGTCCGGCTGCAAATCTTTTCTGATTACTTTCAAAATGGCAAATTCAACGCCGTTCTCTGCTACTTTTGACCAGTTAATATTTCCATTGTACCCGGAAACATCAATACCTTTAATTTTCATGTGGCACCTCTTCTTTCTTTGGGTGGCTCAACTCATAATTTGATTGCATAATTTTGAGTTTTGCCACAAATAATTCTCTCTGTTTCTGAATTTCCTCTTCTGTCATTTCAGAATCGTTTAACAAACTATGCTCTGTGATAGGCTTGTCTACATACTTTGATTTAGCTTTTTTACCCGCAAGACAATGTTCTACTGCCACCGATACCGCTGACAATCCGTATGTTCCAAACCACATCCACATCTCATTGTCTCTTTGCTTTTTATCTAAGTTGTAAGCATCCGCATAAGGCTTTAAATCAGCCGGGCAGGACGCGTCTATATCACACACGGTAAATCCATACCCTTTAGTGACTAAAAGCCAGAATGGGCGGATTTCCGTGCAATATGTTCCCCATGTAAGTTCTCTCTGTTCTTCTACTTTTTCCTCGGAGTTTTCTTCTCCGCTTCTTTCTGCTCTGCTTTGAGCAGTTTTGATAAAAAACCGTTTTCAAGTAACTCTGTTAAAAGTGCATTGTAAAGTGCCTGAACATCTGCATCTTCTCCGTCAAAGTAATCATCCAGCATGGCATATACTTTTCCAAGCTGCTGTTCCTTTTCTTCTTCATTGTCCGGGTTATAGCCAAGCTCTTCTTTATGGAACTTCTGCGCTCCAACAAGAATTAACTCTGGCAGAAATAAAAGGATTTCGTCAACCGCTTCCATATCTTCCATCTGGTTTAATTTTGCTACTTTCTTGATAATTCCGCTTTTCACGGTTGCTTCATATCCAAACTTAATCTGTAATTCTTTCTCTCCAAATTTTAATTTTGTCATATTCTTTCCCTTTCTCCCTTTTTATAGGGAAAGGGCAGTCCGAAGACCGCCCTATTCTTTTACACTGTTTCCTCAAGTTCCGATTCGGTTGTCTGATTATCGTCAGCCGATTCAACCGAACTATTCGACTGACGTGTTATTCCCCCGGTGTAAACGCCACGGCCGTGTCCATTCCCTTGTATTCCTCAATGGTAAGGTTCATTTCAACCGTCAAAAGCTCATTCTGACCAATCTCCGGCTGCGGTATCTGCTCCGGTGGCTGCGCAACAACAAAAAACGCATCTGCAAATCCTGGAATAATGGTTTCAAACCACATTCTTTTCCCATCGGTAAGCGCTTTGTACGCCGTGATAAGTGCTTCCCACTCTTCTTTTGTGGCGTCTGTAAGGTTTACCGTGATAGGGAATGAACCGCCTGTATCTGCGCGCCCCTTTACATATCTGGTAATTGCATCCTCTAAAGCGGATGCGTCGATCTGTTCCGGCTCAATGTTAATACCGCCAATCGAGTTAATTCTTGTGAGTTGTTTAAATGATGTAGGCTTTGTTCCGGCTGTCGCTTCTGTGCCATAGCCAAACGTAATTCCTAACGTAGACAATCCTGCTGCTGCCATTTTTACCTCTCTTTCTACCGCTAAATAATGCGGTTATCGGGCACATCTTTATGCACCCGGTGCATAAAAAATAGAGCCTTTCGGCTCTTTTACATCAATCTGTCGTTGGCTCCGATTATCCGCCGGAACCTTGCAACGCTTCTAAATTTTTTCTCGCTGTCGCTTTTAAACTCCGGCATTGCTGTGATTTGAAATCGCATCTGCTTAAAGGCATCAGCTAAAATAGCCATAATCCCTTTTGCATCGCTCTGCTTTGTGTTTGTAATGACGTCAACCTGTATTGTTTCCTGCACCGCATTTACGGATGTGCCCTCTAAATCTGCCCCACGTTCAAGCCCCGGCATCTCATGGATGTAAATAGTCGGGAAAACAGGGTCTTTATCAAGGTTCTTTTCAACCGTTGTAAATGCAGTTTCAAAATTCATGCTTTTGTATTTCTTCTGGAGTTTTGGTTTGGCAATCGTTACCACATTGGAAAAAATGTTT